TTGTGTTCCCAGCGTTTACATCAGCGAATGCAATATTAAGAATTAGTTAGAAGGTAGTTTTATGGCGTTCGTTATAAACGACAGGGTCAAAGAAACTACTTCAACTCTTGGTACAGGCACCGTTACACTAAGTGGGGCTCAACTAGGATTTCAAAGTTTTTCTTCTGGCGTTGGAGCAGGTAATTCAACTTATTACACAATTGCCTTAGGCAGTCAGTGGGAAGTTGGTATTGGCTCTTTAACGAACGCTACTACTTTTACAAGAGACACAGTAATATCTAGTTCTAATGCAAGTGCATTAGTAAGTTTTAGTACAGGAATTAAAGATATATTTTGTTCATTACCAGCGAAGGAAACTCCTTCTCCAGTAATGGATCCACAAACATTTGTTAATACACACGCAACAACACTTACAGACACTCAAACAATGCAATCTGGAGTATTAGCGGGACCTGTTAGTATAACAGGAACACAAACAGTAACAGGAAGTTTAGTAATAGTATAAATATGGGCGGAATTTTACAAGTTGATACAATTCAGAATAATAATACGTCTACGTTAATTACGCAGACGAATGCTACAACTATTACTATTGGTACAACTGGTCAAACTATTAGTTTAGCTTCAGGAGCTTCTTCTTCAGGATTTGGTGCTACATATAATAGCGGATTAAACTGGACTTCAACGTTAGTAACTTCTGCGTTAACGGTATCTGCAGGAACTGGTTATTTTGTGAATACTTCAACTGCAGCAATAACAGTTACATTACCAGCATCTCCTACATTTGGAAGTATTATAGGTATTAATGATTATTCAGGTTATGCTTCAACAAATAATATTACAGTTAATCCAAATGGAAATAAATTAGAAGGTGGAACTTTAAATAAAGCAATAAGCACAAATAAAGAATCTGTAATTTTAAATTATGTAGATTCAACACGTGGATGGTTACCAACATCTGGAGTAAATAATGGAACAGATGCTTTAATTTTACAGCCTTATTCAATAGATTTTTTAGTAGTAGCAGGCGGTGGAGGGGGTGGTCAATCTTATGGAGGAGGTGGAGGAGCTGGTGGTTATAGAACTTCAACACAAACAGCAAATGCTGGAACAGTAATTACAATAACAGTTGGTGATGGGGGTGCTGGTGGTGGAGGTGTCGGTACTGGTAATAGTGGTTCAAATTCTTCAATATCAGGTTCAGGTTTAACAACAATAACTTCTGCTGGTGGAGGTGGTGGTGGATCTCCTGAAGTTAATGGAACTTCTGGTGGATCAGGTGGAGGTGGGGGATCAACTGGTAGTGGAACTATAGGTACGGGTGGTGCTGGAAATACTCCAAGTACATCTCCAAGTCAAGGTAATGCTGGTGGTAATGCTTTTGCACAACCTTCTTATGGACCAGCAGGAGGAGGTGGAGGTGCTGGAGCTGTAGGTGCTAATGCTGTTTCTAAAACAGCTGGTAATGGTGGTGCTGGTACAGCATCTTCAATCACAGGTTCTTCAGTTACAAGAGCTGGTGGTGGAGGTGGAGGTATAGTTCAACAATCAGATTCAACAAGAGGAACTGGTGGAACTGGTGGAGGCGGTAATGGTGGTGGAGGAGCTGTACCAAATGGTACTGGTTCAGCAGGAACAGTAAATACTGGTGGCGGAGGTGGAGCAGGCGGATACGTAGGTGATGCAATAAATGGTTATGCAGGTGGAAAAGGAGTTGTTATATTAAGTATGCCTGATGGAAATTATACAGGAACAACTACTGGTTCTCCAACTGTTGCAACAGGAGTTGCTGGAAAGACAGTTTTAACATTTACAGGATCAGGGAGTTACACAACATAATGGCATCATTTGCGAAAATAGGATTAAATTCAAAAGTAATAGAAGTTGTTTCTGTTGTTAATGAAGTATTACATGACTCAAATGGAGTTGAACAAGAATCTATTGGTATAGATTTTTTAACTAAGCTTACGGGTTGGGCTATTTGGAAACAAACATCTTATAATACTTTTGGAGGAGTTCATAATAACAATGGAACACCTTTTAGAAAAAATCACGCTGGAATAGGTTATACTTATGACGAAGACAGAGATGCTTTTATTCCTAAAAAAACTTATAATAGTTGGATATTAAATGAAAATACTTGTCTTTGGGAAGCACCAATAGTTAAACCTAATGATGGTAATATGTATAATTGGAACGAGAGCCTTAAAAACTGGGAGCTAGTTGAATAATGCCTTTACTTAAAGTAAATCAAATTGCATCGTATACTGGTAACACACTTACAGTAGGAACGACTGGTGATACAGTTACCTTGGCTACTGGTGCGTCAGTATCTGGCTTTGGTTTTGATGGAGTTGTTTGGACTTCAAATATTGTAACATCAGCTTTAACAGTTTCTGCTAATGTTGGTTACTTTGTTAATACATCAACAGCTGCTATTACAGTAACGCTACCCGCTTCAGCATCAAATGGTGATCAAATTATATTTACAGATTACAATAGAAAATGGGGAACAAATGCTTTAACATTAAATCAAAATTCATTAAAATTTCAAGGATATACTTCACCAAATCCAGTTTATAATACTGCTGGACAAACGGTACAATTAGTTTATGCGGATTCTACACAAGGTTGGATTCCAATTTCTGATGATGATGTAACTAATGAAGTACCACAAGTAGTTGATATAGATTTTTTAGTAATTGCTGGTGGAGGAGGTGGTGGTTTTAATATTGGTGGAGGTGGGGGTGCTGGTGGATATAGAACATCAACTCAAACTAATATTGCATCAGGAACAGTAATTACAGTAACAGTAGGAGATGGTGGTGCTGGAGGAGCTGCCTTGTACACACAAGGAACTAGTGGTTCAAATTCTTCAATATCAGGTTCAGGTTTAACAACAATTACTTCTACTGGAGGTGGTGGTGGAGGATCTGGAACTGGAAATGGTGCTTATAATGCTGGAGTAAATGGTGGTTCTGGTGGGGGTGGTAATGGAGATGGAACTTCAAATACAGGAGGATCAGGAAACACACCAAGTACATCGCCAAGTCAAGGTAATAATGGTGGTAATGGATTAGTTTCTGGACCAAATTATCCTGCTGGTGGAGGAGGTGGTGCTAGTGCTGTTGGACAAACTGCACCAAGTGCATCTCAAGCTGGTAATGGTGGTGCTGGTACAGCTTCGTCAATAACTGGTTCTTCAGTTACAAGAGCTGGGGGTGGTGGTGGAGGAACTTATTTGGGTGGTACTGCTGGAACAGGAGGTTCTGGAGGTGGAGGTAATGGTTCTATTGGTGCTGATACTGTAGCTGCTACAAATGGAACTGCAAATACAGGTGGAGGAGGTGGTGGACAAGGTAGAAATGCAACTGGAAATGCTGGTGCAGGTGGAAAAGGAGTTGTTATATTAAGTATGCTTACAACTAGATATTCAGGAACTACAACAGGATCACCAACAGTTACAACTTCAGGTAGCAATACAATTTTACAATTTAACGGTTCAGGGAGTTATACAACATAATGGCTAGTTTTGCAAAAATAGGATTAAATTCAAAAGTTATAGAAGTTGTTTCTGTTGTTAATGAAGTATTAAAAGATTCTTCAGGTATTGAAAGAGAAGAATTAGGTATTCAATTCTTAAATGAATTATATGGCTGGCCAATATGGAAACAAACTTCCTATAATACTGTTGGAGGAGTTCATTTATTAGGAGGAACTCCATTTAGAAAAAATCATGCAGGAATAGGTTATACTTACGATGAAGACAGAGATGCTTTCATTCCTAAAAAACCATATAATAGTTGGATATTAAATGAACAAACTTGTTTATGGGAATCTCCGATTCCTATGCCAAGTGATGGACAAAAATACCAATGGAACGAGCAAATTCAAAACTGGGAGGTGATCAATGGCTAGTATTATAAGAACAGACGCACTTCAGAATTTAAACACGAGTAATATTATTAGTCAGACTAATGCTACGACATTAACTTTAGGTTATTCTGGTCAAACAATTGCAGTAGCATCAGGTGCTACTTTATTAGGTGGTGGAATTACTTGGACATCAAATGTAGTTACTTCTGCTTTAACTGTAGCAGTTAATACAGGATACTTTGTAAATACATCATCAAATGCTATTACAGTAACATTGCCCGCTTCAGCTTCGGTTGGTAATACAATTATACTTTCAGATTTTAATAGAACTTGGGGAACAAACGCTTTAACATTAAATCAAAATTCATTAAACTTTCAAGGATTTCCAAATCCAAACCCTGTATATAATACATCAGGACAATCAGTACAATTAGTTTATTCAGGTGCTACAAAAGGTTGGATTCCAATATCAGACGATGATGTAACTAATGAAACACCACAAACAGTTGATATAGATTTTTTAATAGTAGCTGGAGGCGGAAGTGGAGGAGCTTGGGTAGGCGGTGGAGGTGGAGCTGGTGGTTATAGAACTTCAACTCAATCAGCAAATGTAGGAACGGTAATTACAGTTACAGTTGGAGATGGAGGAGCTGGTAAAACTGGTTCAACTGCAAATCAATATGGTAATAATGGATCAACTTCATCAATCTCAGGATCAGGTTTAACAACAATAACATCAGCAGGTGGCGGAGGTGGAGGTGCTTTTCCAGATCCAAATAATGCAGCAGCAGATGGAAGAAGTGGTGGTTCAGGAGGGGGAGCTGGAAGTGCTGGAGGATCTCCAGGTGGATATGCTGGAGTAGGTGGATCAGGTAACACACCAAGTGTTTCTCCAAGTCAAGGAAATACTGGAGGTAATGCAGGTGGAGGTGGATATCAAGGTGCAGGTGGAGGCGGAGCTGGTGCAGTTGGAGCTAGTAGTAGTGGAGATAATGGTGGTAATGGTGGAAATGGAACAGCTTCTTCAATAACTGGATCTTCAGTAACTTATGCAGGTGGAGGTGGTGGGCATGGAGTTTCTTCAGCAGGAACAGGTGGAACAGGTGGAGGAGGAGCTGGAGCTTCTGCAAGTACTGGACCAAATGCAAGTGGAACTTCTGGTACAGCAAATTTAGGTGGTGGTGGAGGAGGAGCTAGAGATAGTGGAACAAGCGGATCTGGAGGAAAAGGAGTTGTTATATTAAGTTTATTAACCTCTAAATATACAGGAACATCAACTGGTTCACCTACAGTTACAACATCAGGGAGTAATACAATATTAAAATTTACAGGATCAGGGAGTTACACAGCATAATGGCATCATTTGCAAAAATAGGATTAAATTCAAAAGTTATAGCAGTTATTTCTGTTAATAATGAAATATTAAAAGATTCTTCAGGTGTTGAAAGAGAAGAATTAGGTATTCAATTCTTAAATGAATTATATGGCTGGCCAATATGGAAACAAACTTCCTATAATACTGTTGGAGGAGTTCATTTATTAGGAGGAACTCCATTTAGAAAAAATCATGCAGGAATAGGTTATACTTACGATGAAGACAGAGATGCTTTCATTCCTAAAAAACCATATAATAGTTGGATATTAAATGAACAAACTTGTAATTGGGAATCACCAATACCTATACCAAGTGATGCTTCAATTGATAAAAGATATCAATGGAATGAAACTACACAAAATTGGGATTTACAACAGTCTTAATTTAGTATAATCAATCATAATGATTGAATCCACAATAAACGGAATATTTCCAACCCCTATCTATATATCAAAGTTAGATAGAGAACTTACTAAAAAAGAACTATCTTTTGTAGATAAGTCTAAATTAGACCATTATAAAAATGATGGTAATATTACTTCTAATGATAATTATATATTAAATCAAAAAGTATTTGGTTCATTAAAAGAAGACTTATATTTAAGAGTAGAAGATTACTTTAAAAAAGTATTATCTTATACAGATGTCACAACTCCTTATATTACTCAATCTTGGTTAAATTATACTGAAACAAATCAATATCACCATAAACACGAACATCCTAATTCATTAGTATCAGGAGTATTTTATGTTAATTGTCATGAAGAATTTGATAAAATTAAATTCTTTAAAAAAGATTCATATCAAGCTATTAAACCAGAAACTAAAGATTGGAATTTATATAATTCTGAGACATGGTGGTTTACTGTAAAAACAGGAGATATTATATTATTCCCATCTTCTTTAACTCATATGGTTGAAACCAAAGAAGGAAATAACACAAGAATTAGCCTAGCCTTTAATGTATTTATTAAAGGAACTATTGGTAATAATAAAAATTTAACTGAGTTGATACTTTAGGCATCATTAACAATATGATATAATTCTATATTGGGAGGGGTCTTCCACCTATACACCAACCCTTCCCATTATAGGATTATTATATGTTTTTTGGCGCAACAGCATTT